ATGTAATATTGTTTAGAACGAACGAATCCGGCGGCACAGAAGATTTAGATACATTTGATGCGATGTTGTTATCTCCTACGGAATATATTGGTAGATTAATCCCAGAAAATTGGTATGGTGCGGTATTGAGAAAGACAACAACATCCGGCGAAATTACCAAAAAACTATTTGCCAAACTGAAAGAAGTGTGCTAGTATAGCATTTTACAACTTGAATTCATACCATGATACTCATTGATCTTAATCAAGTTCTCCTTGCTGGCCTGATGGCACAACTATCAAACCAGAAGAATGCACCAATTGAAGAAAACCTTGTACGGCATCTTGTACTCAATATCCTTAGGATGCATATTAGGACCTTCCGCAAAGAATATGGTGATGTTGTACTGTGCTGTGACAATAAGAAGTATTGGAGAAAAGAAGCATTTCCTTTTTACAAAGCCGGCCGTAAGAAAGCCCGCGAAAAATCTGATTTTGATTGGAGTATGATTTTTGATCTACTCGGCAAGTTCAAGCAAGAACTAAAAGACAATTTCCCCTACAAAGTACTGGATGTTGATGGAGCAGAAGCTGATGACATTATCGGCACTCTAGCACCTCGACAAGTTGGTCACGAGAATGTGCTAATCATTTCCAGTGACGGCGATTTCATTCAACTCCAAAAGTATAACAAGAAATCCGAGTATTCAATCGTACAATACAATCCTGCACAAAAGAAATATATCAAGTCTGAAGATCCGGTCTTTGATCTAAAAGAAAAAATTATTCGTGGTGATAAGGGTGATGGTATACCAAACATCTATTCGGCCCCAGATTGTTTTATCAATGAATCTCGCCAGAAACCTATCACTAAAGGTGTCTTTGACAAACTTATAGCCGAGGATTTCAACAAATGGCCACGTTCTGTTCAAGAGGGTTTCATTCGTAATGAGATGCTGATTGATCTGTCTAAGACACCGGATGAAATAAAGACTAAAATCATAAATAATTTTGACGAGTATAAACCAGCACCAAAAAGCAAACTTCTAAACTACTTCATCGAAAAGAAACTGAAAAATCTTATGGATGTAATTGAGGAATTCTAATGAAAAACATTTACGAAATTTTTGACGAATTTGAACAAGCAAAGAACAAGAAGGAAAGGATGCAAGTGATTGGCAACAACTTGTCCAAGACTCTATTTGAAGTACTCTCACTAGGATTTAATGAGAACCTACAATGGTATTTCAAAGAAATGCCCAATAATTATCAAATCAAAGAAACACCACCAGGTATGGGCTACGCGCAACTTTCCACTGAATTGCGTAAATTGTATATGTTCCAAAAAGGTAATCCTACTGCCGATAAGCTGACAGATAAGAAAAGAGAACAACTGCTTGTTGAATTCCTTGAAAATCTTGAGCCAAGAGAAGCGGAGGTTGTCATGGGCATATTTAATAAGGATTTTGGTGTCCGTGGTCTGGACCGAAAATTCATCAAAGAAGCATTTCCTAATATTAACAACTAAGGAGTTATAAAGTGCCTAAGTTTGTAGGTAAGTTCCGTCCTGAACGCGATTATGAGAATGAGAGTCGCAATAAACGGAATTTTGAAAGAAAGAAGAAACAAAAACAAACGCAAAATGCAAAAAGAATGGCATTTTACGAAAGGCATAATCCTGAGTATAGCGAAGATCAAGAAAGATACCAAAAATAGTTGTTGCCATAAGTTTTTGAGTGTGTTACCATAAGAACTCCGTATATGGAGATTTTCAATGTTCATTCACACCCATATCAAGAAGTCAAATCCCAAGAAAAAGACCAAGGCGCAACGCAACCAGTACCAACAATGGTTGAAATCGGTGGAATCCATGTCCACCAATTTTTCTGGTAAATCTAGAACCAGTCGCAGTAATGAAACAGGTTCCGATTTGGTTGTTCGTTCAGTTTATGTGCGGCAAACAGAAAAGTATCGTTCCGTTGATACTGGCACCGGTAACGCAACCAAAGCACCACCCAAAGTGTACACCGGCACTGCCATGAAAGGTATTGCAACCATGCACAAGTCCAATGCTGTTCCTGTATTCACTGATGAACAAGCCCGCGACATTTCTTCGATGCGCCGATAACCCTAGGAAACAAAATGCAAACTGATATTCAAAATCCTGAACTCTATGACAATGACAAGCAACCTGAACCGTGGCAATTGCTAACGGATGTTGTAAGGAAATGGGCTATCATGTCACAGCACGAAAAAGAGCAGGAAAATTACAGGAACTTGCAACAGTCCGAAACAAATTTCAGTTGACATATCGGCCGATTCATTTATACTGTACGAATCATAACTAAACGCACAGATACTCATGGAAAACATCAACACAAAGTCGATTCTTGCCAAACTCATGGCAACCGAAAACCTGCATATCGAACAGCGTAATGTTCAGACGGCAAAATTCGATATTCAGAATCGTATTTTGACTGTTCCTATCCTGGATGAAAAAATCAGTCCGGAACTGTATGACCTTTTCATGGGTCACGAAGTTGGTCATGCACTTTTCACTCCCCTTGATAAACTCAAAGAGGTTGTAGAGAAGAAGTACAACAAGTCGATTGTTAACATCATCGAAGATGCACGGATTGAGCGCAAGATCAAATCCAAGTATCCTGGTCTGCGTTATTCTTTCTTCCGTGGCTACAAAGAACTCATGGAACGCGATTTCTTTGGTGTTGCGGACAAAAATGTCAGTGAAATGAACTTCATCGACAGAATCAACCTGTATTTCAAGGTTGGTGCTGATCTTCGCATCGAATTTACGCCGGAAGAAAAGCAAATCCTCAAGGAAATCGAAGAAACACAATCTTTTGATGATGTACTTGTCGTTTATGACAAGATTGCCGAGCGGTTGCGTGAAGAAAATCAAGAAACGCCTGATGAATCGGGTGATTCCTTTGATTATGGCTCAGATTTCAATGATTTTGATGACTACGATGAGGAAATTGCACCCGAATACGACGATACGCAAGAGTCTGGCGATGATGACACCGGCAATTCTGAAGAAACCGATGGTGCCGATGAGCAAAATTCGACCGGTGGTGCCGGATCGAGTGTGAAATCTGAAAAACCAGAAGAGGCCGGAAAGGCAGAAACTCAAAATGGTGCTTCTGGTGGCTCGGAGAGCAATGATGATGAGTTCCGCTCACTCACCGACGAAGAATATCGCAAAAATGAGAGTCGGTTGTTCTCGGAAAAGTCGAAACAGTACTTCTATGGTAATGTTCCGACCTTTGACATGTCAAAGGGCATCATCAACTATAAGAAAATCTGGTCGGAGTATGAAAGCTGGCTGAAAAAGAACTTTACTTTCTATCAACCGGAGGTCATCAAGCAACGGAACGACGATGCGGCCGAAAAATTCCTTGAATTCCGCAACAGCACCAAAAATATGGTCGGTTATCTTGTGAAAGAATTTGAACTCCGCAAGAATGCTGAACAGATGAAGCGAGTTTCCATTGCAAAAACTGGTGATTTGAACTTGAACAAAGTGTTTTCCTACAATTTCAGTGAAGATATCTTCAAGAAAGCTGCGATTGTGCCTAACGGAAAGTCACACGGGCTTGTCATGTTCATCGATTGGTCTGGTTCCATGTCGGATCACCTTGGTGAAACGATTCGGCAACTGCTGACTCTTGTCATGTTCTGCAAGAAAGTCAACATTCCGTATGATGTGTATGCTTTCAGTTCCCGTCAAAACCCCTTCACGAATGTCGGGACTAACTTTTCACACAATTTAGGTGAAATGGGCACCAACAATATGTGTCTGCTGAATATTCTTTCTAGCCAGATGACTGCGACCGAATTCTCCTATGCTTCAGGTGTGCTGCTGCTTGGTGGTAACAACACTTGGTACCTTCCTGACTGGATGTGCCTTGACGGTACTCCGCTGAATGAGTCTGTCGTTGCTGCGATGGAGATTGTTCCTGCATTCCGCAAGAAGTACCGACTGCAAGTTGTGAACACGGTGTTCCTGACTGATGGTGAAGGTCACGCAAATATGCAAATCTACGGTTCACCTTCACCTAATACATGGAGTCACAGCACCGGCCAGTCACAAAACAAGCAAGTACTGGTCATCCGTGATCCTGTGACCCGTGTAGAAGAACGGGTCGGCCGCCTGGATGCACAGAACCTGACTGCCGCATACATCAAGTTGCTGAAGGCTCGGACCAATTGCAATATTGTAGGCTTCTATGTCCTTTCGGCCCGAGAAGCAAAGTATTGCATCAGCAAATTCGTTTCGGAAAAAGATGAACTGCGCCGGGCATCGATTCTTGAAAAACTGCATGCAGAATTCCGCACCAACAAGAATTGCACTGTCACTTCTGCTGGTTATGATGAATACTACCTGATGCGGTCCAACGCCATAGATAGTTCAGAGGAAGAATTTTCGGTGAAAGAAGGTGCTTCGTTCCGTGTACTTGCAACTGCGTTCTCCAAGCACAACAGAAATCGCCGTGGTTCCCGTATCATCCTCAACCGATTCGTCAACATGATTGCATAAAGGAAAAACAAATGTTCTACGAAAATGTACTGATGCGTGTCGAGAACGGCACCGACCGAGCCGAAGTCACCACAATGGACCGAGTCTACCGCGTCAACTTCTTCAAGGATAATAGATTCACCCATGGTGTATCCGTCTTTACCCTTGAAGAAGCACAATTCATTGCAGAAAATACTATTGGTAAGTCTAACCCAACTCTACTGAACGGCTGACAGCCTGTTCGTAGACACGAGTCCAGTATTCAATATCACCGACCGATGCAAGACTCTTTGAATCGATAAATCGTTCCAAGGGTGTTCTATTATCGGTGATATTGATGCTTTTTACATACTCCAATAGACTCCAAAGTTTTTCCATTCTACCCATAAAGTTGTCCATATTACTCTCCTTTTTTCGTCATTTCGTTTCGATCATATTATTTATACTGCACTGCAATATAAAGGAGTAAAAAAATGCCTTACTGCCTAGTACTAGGTGATTCCCTTGCTGTAGGTACCGCACAACACCTACCACAATGCGAGGTACATGCCAGAGTCGGTGCAACCACCAATTCCCTGTTGGGTGCCGGGCACCAAGTGTTCCGATACAATGCAAATACCGTAATGATCTCTACGGGTTCCAACGATTCCGGGCCGGCATATATCCAGTATGATGTAATCCGTAAACTGAGAAAGTCTGTTACGGCTGACCGCGTATTCTGGATACTCCCGAATTCCAATGCCGTAGCACGAGAAGCAATCAAGGAAGTAGCAAAGGAACACGGAGATTTTCTGATCGATGCAAGAAACTACGATAGAAGCCCCGATAGAGTCCATCCCACCGCAAAGGGTTACAAAGAAATTGCGAATTCATTCCCTGTATTGAAGTGAGGTAATCATGGGTAAGCTATTTGAAAGGATCGTACAGAAACTGGGAGGCTCCACTACTGTCACTACGACCAGAAACAAGAAGACTGGTGCAACCACAAGAAAAGTTACGACCAAGCAGGGAAATTGGAAGACCAGTTATACTAATTCAAATAAACCAA